TGTATCTACATTCTTGTCGATCATAAAAGGTTATTTCATTGTAATTTATTTCAAATTTCAAAATACATTGTAATAATCAAAGTTCTATGTCATGGTTTATCAAAACCACCTACACAAAACATAATATTTAAAAATCATTTTTTGACGAATTTTTGACGGACATAAAAAAAGAGGGTAGCAATTAAGCTACCCTCAATTTGTTTTATTTATATAATTCTACTAAGCGGTGCAATTCACCATTAACAAACCACATTTCACAACGCACGTTATCTTGGTCAACCAAAGTTGCCATGTATAACCCCTCTTGATTTGGTTGAATATCTTCTGCGAATTGATGTGTTTTCCCCTCGAATGTAAATACTTGTGCCATAATGCTTTCCTTTTAATCAATATATCCTAACTGTCAACTAATAGTTGATTGTTGCAAGCCGTGCAACTCGGAGATAGATTAGATCACCATGCCTTTACTGTATAAAGTACACTACCACCTTTGAATTGTGTTCCCTCGAAATGTCCTAGCATTTCAACTCTACCAGCTTGATAGCCAATCGTTTCATACATCTTTTTATCAATCACAGTAACACCAGCTTTTATTTTGTGTTCTTTGTTTAGATTAATCTTATATATATCCACCTTTTGCTCATCTGTATTAGCTACTACTGCCGTTCTATCAGATTTTTCTGTAGCCGCTTTAGGTAAATTTGGGTTGCTATGTGCAATATCCTGTTTCACCTTTTCTGCAGCTTTTTCTACAGTAGGTGCTTGCGTGTAATAAGTCGCTACTGGTTGAGTTCTTTCCTTAATGGAAATAACTTCTTGTGCTTGTTGCTCTGTAACGTGAATTGCTTTTGATAACTCTACAGGTGATTTAGCTTGTTGTTGTGTAATTACAACAGGCTTTTCAACTTGTCTTTTATTGTACAAGTGATAGCATCCCATACACACTAATATAAATACCAACATCGGAATTAGCACCTGTGCGGTGCGTTTGTGTGTTTTGATATAAGTTAGTACCTTATGTAGATAAAACATTCACCTACACCCCCTCAACCTCTTCCATTAGCATTTTTAACGCTTTGAATTTCTCATCGGCAAATCGATTATTTAGGCTATCCCTTAATGCGCTACTATTCCATTCAAGGTTCATGCACGTATCATAGATGCCAGCGATAAGGTCATAATCAAAACGCTTATCATCGATATAGGATAAGTTAGGCAACTCAATATTCAATGCTTTTTCCATTAGCTTTAATGCATCATTGAACATATTAACGATTTCACCAGTACCATACTGTACCGCTCTGCTCCACACTACATCTTTTAATGCGTTAGAATGTTTTTCTACATTAAACATATTTTGTTTTAGGTACTCACAGGCTACATCGTAGTATGCGGACTTGATATAGTCATGCTGCATTTTTTCAAAGCCTACCGCATCAAGTGTACCTAATTCTTGCCATTTAGCAATGAACCCATCAGAATTGATTTCTCCACTATCAATCAAGGCTCTTGCATAATCGGTGTAAAAGCCACCTTGTTTTAAACCCCATCCAAGAAATGCATCAACACTACCACAATTACTTGCTAGTTGATATGTGCCATAAGAGATACCGCCAGCATCATTGATGCCACTAGATACACACGCTGGATCACCATTACTTTCATACTCAGCACTCAACTGTCCTAATTCAGCCATTGTAATTACTCCTTTTCTTTGTCATTGCTGCCCCCATTCATATATTGGGAACGCTTAACACCACCAGTAGCACCGATATAACCACCCAATACACCAACTATTACACTTGCCAAGTCCTTTTGTTCTAAGTAAATAGTCATGATTAGTGCGGCTGCAAGTGCCACTAAGGTTATAGTGTCCTCATAATTAATTTTCATTTAATCGCATCCTTTATTGATTTTACGAACGCTATCAACTCTTTAACCAAACTCATTGCACGTTGAAACCATGCACTTTCTACAAATTCAAGTTCAATCATATTCTCTACAATAGATGCTAATTCAACCATGATAGGTACTAGGTACAACAATGTAGACAAAAACACATCAATGCGACCTAACATAGGAATGTCTACATCAGGCAATGTTAAGAGAATGAATGATAAGAGGAATAGCCAAGGATAAGATTTAACTAATTTCTTAGTCATATCTGCTCGTAGTTTTCCACTTACTAGAAATCTGCGTTGATGTCCATCGACTTCAACGCTTGCCCATCCTCGCCATATAATCGCAAGGAACATATTCTTAATGGTTAATTCTCTCTTTGTAGCTAAATTAAAATTGCGTGCCTCAACTAAGACACGCAATAATGTATCAACAAAAACCAATACAACACTTGTAAATATGGCTAGTGATATTCTCACCGCCTCATTTATACTAAAAGCCTCTACCATAAAAGGTGGAAGAAAAACTTCAATCATACTTACTCTCCAATTCGTTCTATCTTAATGGTTAGTTTACTATCGCTAGTTAATATTTCTTTTCTCCATCCATCAACATTAAATATAGCTTTTTGATTAGGGAAACTTGCTACAGTAGACACATTAACCTCAATGTCTTTTGATGTAGCAACGCTAAACTCATTACTTTCATTACGACTTGCGCTTACTGTGGCTCTATATCTTCCTTTAGGTAAATACACAAACATTTTTTCAGTTCCTCTAACATCATTTGTGTACTTTTGCCAATTCCAAGTAGTAAATAAAATAGGGCTTGTTTGAACATAACTCTTGCTACCATTCGATGTACGTTGCACCACAAGGGCGGTTTTATCCGCCCCTAATCGTGCATAATATGTTTTACCATTAATAACTATCGGCAATCGTTTTTCGCCTACATCACGCAAGTTATCAGTCAGTTCAAAGGTTAGTGTATCGTTCCCTTTCTTAACTTTTAAGTTAGGCATTATTCAACATACACCTCGTTTCCACCATTAGCACTCCACAATTTCAATCGGCTATTCAAGGATGTTTGTACTCTACCCCAACTCTTCCATGTATTAGCCATAAACATTCTGTGGTACGTTTCACCATTGAACGCATGGAATGTTTGGTCAATCATTGCACCTTTGCCAAAGTTCATTACGATTAGCATCCCTTGTTTGTGGCTACGTGGTGGGTTATTATCACCGCCATCAAAGTTAATTTCAATAGCACCTTGTTCTGTGAATGTGTTCCAATCTGTTGCCGTTTCAATTTTAGAATATGGAAAACCTAATTGGTCTACTTCTGTTTTCTTAACAAAGTTATCGTCTACATCCTTTTTCTTGTAAATAGCCGTTCCGTAATGTTTTGTTGTAAGTACTGTAAAACTATCTGTACCATCATAGTGTTTAAATTCTTTACCTTTAATAAACGTATTAACGGAGTTATCGCCAAGTTCTACGTTGCCAGCTGTGGACACTTTAGCCATACCAACACCATGTCCATCAGGTTTATACCCCTCGATTAAAATGTTATTAGCCATTTTAAGTGCGCCATTTAATGTACCGCCTGTTAGTTTGAGGTAATCAAGCGTTGCCAATCGTGCAGTATTAATAGAGTTTTGATAGTCTTTGTTTGGATCACCAACATAAATATCAACTTGATGACGCTTGTTTGGTTTTTCTGTTAATACTGCAAAATAGAATTTGCCGTTGTAATAAGCTATATCTTCGATTTCAGTAGTTCTATTGATTTCAATAATCTGTTTAACTGTGCCAAATGGTGTACATTCTACTAAACTACCAAGCGTTGCACTCATGATGCAGCCATTCAACATGAAAGCACCATTGTTATTGAAATCATCATATTCATAATCGACTTGATATGTTTTTAATTTCTTAAAATCATCGTTGTATAAATTGATTTCACGCAAGCGTTGTTGACCGCTAATAGGTACGATGCTTACATAAGTTCGTGTGATTGGGTCATAACCAATATTAAATACACGTTCATTCAATGTGATAGTGCGTTCATATTGCATTGTGTCAGCATTAAGTACTGTTAGGTTATTACCATTTTTCAAACCATTAGCAAGATAAATCTTGTTGGTATATTTGTTGTAGCACATAGTATTACAATGCCCCATCTTATCAGGGTCATTGAATTTATAAGTACCTACAATCTCAAACGTGGATGAGTTGAGTTCATAGAATGTTTGGTTGTTGCCATCGCCACTAATACAAGCTAACACGAATACATTCTTTTTATCGTTGTAGGTAAAGCCTTGACATTGGTTGACCTCATCGCCATATTGGATATTTTTCACAAATGCGATGTTAGATGCACCTTTTAACATCGGTGTTTCAGTAGGATAGAATGGTTTTACATTATTGTATGTACCCATATCCATGACACTATCAACAGTATTGAAAGTTAGATGTTCATTAATTTTGTAGATGCCATTAGGTACTAACAATATCTTATTTTTTAGATTATCGTTAGCACGTTTAAATGCTGCGGTATCATCTGCCACACCATCGCCTACCGCCCCAAAATCTTTTACGGAAACGATACCATATAGGCTATCTTTAGGTATAAACTTTGTATCGGCTTCAGTTTTTGTAATCA